AGAAGGTGATTTTAACAAAGCAACAAGCTCACCTAGTCAAACAGCATTAAGTAATTGGGTATGGTTTATTAAATATCATCTATCCCCACATCTAAAATTTAAATCAGAAAGACCCTCAATAAGTTTTAAAGCTGGTACATTTATCCATGAATGGTTTCAAAACATATTAGTAGGTCAGGCAAAGATTGAAGATGTTGAGCATCATTTTAAAAATCATATAGATCAGTTTGAATTTAGTGAGAATGAAGGTATCAAAGCACAATTTATTTTAAAGTATGTCAAAGGCTATGTTGAAAGACACTTGGAAGCTATCAATGAAGTATCAGATAACTTTTCAGGTTGGAAAATAGAAATACCTTTTTCTGATTGGTATGATGATAAGTATATGGATCAAACATTAAATATTGCAAGTGAAGGTTATATTGATTGTGTTAATGATAATGAAAATAAAATAACAGAACATAAAAATAGGTTTGGTAGTGTCAGAAAATCACCACTTAAAGTTAATAGAAAAGATAGTAATATAAATAGAATTGGGGATTGGGTTTATTCTAAATCACAATTAATAAAGCAACCTCAATTTACTCATTGCATACAAACAGCAGTCTATTCAAAACATTTTAAAAATAAATATAAACCATATTTAATTTATGTATCAGAAGCTGATTATACAATTTTTACACCTGATAATTGTTGGGAACTTACCCCAAAAGGTTTGGAATATTTTTTTAGAAAATTCATACAAATAAACATAAAAAGACAAGAACTATTAAGAGCTGCCAATGGTAGCATTAAAAGATTGGCTTGTTTAATTGATGTGGATTGGTCTGAAATTAGAAATTATAAATCTAATTTTATGCTAAAGAATTATGAAGAAGAAGATATGCAAAGGTTGGAGGACTTTTATGAAAAACTATAAGAAATGGTGCAAGATGATTAGATTTATTATTAATGAGTTTGAAAAAATATCTAAAAAAAATAAAGGAAAAATAAATTTAATTAATATTTGGGACACAGAATTTAAATTAGAAAAAAAATTTAAAGTAAGGTCTAAAACTTCACAAAAATTATCTTGGCAAGTTTTAGAAAGTAGAAGAAATGGAGGTTTTATTCCTTATGTCAGATAAATTAATGCAAACACTAGCTCAATTACAAACAGAGAATAGAAAACTAAAACAAGAATTAAAAATTAGAGATCAGAAACTTCTTGAAAGGGATGAAACTATGAAGATTGCTAATGAAGAATATCAAAAATCTTTGGCTAAATTAAAGGATGATTTAGCTTTTAAAGATAAAGTTTTAAAATCATTAAGACCCAAACCAAAAATAAGAAAGGTAAAAAAATGAAGATTGATCCTATCGTAAAAGATATTTTAAATGAATTAAAGTTTAATCCATCTGAATGCTTATGGGAAAAACATGGTGCTACTTGTATGAAGCATAGATACATAGAAATAGCAGGACAAAACAAAGGTGTTTCCATAGATAGTTTAGATGAAGTTGAGAAAAATTCAGCAGAAGGTGTGGTTGCAATTAAATGTACTGCTAGTCTTGGTAAAGCAAAGGTTATAACTTATGGCGAAGCCACACCAAAGAATAATAAAAATGGTTATCCTTATGCAATGGCAGAGAAAAGAGCAGTTGATAGAGCTATATTAAAATTGATTGGCATACATGGTTTTGTTTATTCAGATGATGAAGTGGATGATAAGTTTGAAAATGTTCAAGTAAAAAAAATAGAAGTAAAGCAAGAACCAAAGAAAGACAATATAGATAAAATTTATATTGCTGGTGCTTTAGAAAAAATAAAAAATAACAAAGATAAAAAAAATTCTTCGGTCTTAAGAAGTGATATTGAAAGTCTTAAAACCAGAATAAATCAGTCTATGGGTTGGGATGCGTTCACAAAGACAGATCAATTTAAAACATTTAACGCATTAAGAAATCAAATAACCAAACAAAGAAGGAGTTAGACTATGGCTTTTGAACTAAAAGAAGGCGAAGGTTATCTAAACAGAGATAATGAAAATCCTGAAAAATTTTGGGGATCATTTAAGGTCAGCCAAGATTTAAAAAAAGGTGATACCATCAATCTTACTGAATGGATTAATACCAAAGATGATGGCAAAGTTGTTCATAAATTACAAGAAAGAAAACCTAAACAAGGTTAATTGTAATAGATGGGGTGGTAGTTTTTGTTAAAACAAGCCTCTTGTTTTAGCTCCCTTGATCGGTTAGTTAGCTCTGCCACCCCTTTTAAACTATGGAACTTATAATATTAAATGATGGTCTTTATCATCTTATACCAATCACAAGTAATATGGTTGAAGATATAAAGTTATTTAATGAGATTGATTGTATGGACTTGTGTAATTTATTAAGAATTAAATTAACTGGTTATGTAGATACTTTAAATCTACACATGATGAATGATAATACTGGTGCAATGATGGGTTGTATCTGCAAATAAAATTAAAGGAGTAATATGGGAAAAGACGATAATATAAAATGGATAGACATTGGCGAAAAAATGGTCAAGCAAATGTTAGAAAAGAAACAAAAAGAATATGGAAGTTTTGATAACAACGCATACATCATGGCTAACTTTTTACAATCAGCACTAGAAATAGTTAATGGATATAAGGTTAAAGTACCTATTACAATCATACCACAACTAATGATTGTTCTTAAATTGACAAGAACTATTGATGATGGTAGTGGGAAAGATATATACAAACTAGATACCCATAAGGATATTTCTGGGTACAACGACCTATTAAAAGATATGCTATTAAAAATGAGAAGCAAGGAGGACAATGACTAAAATATTTTATAGTCCTAGAATTAAAGAAATCATTGATTTTATGGCTGTTTATTATGATGAACATGATTGTTTCCCCAAGCTAGATGAGATAGGTAAGGCATTAAATTTAACTAAACAAAGGGTAGGTATTCTATTAAAGAATGCTGAAAAATTAAAGTTGATAAAGTCTGACAATGTTTTCATGCGAAAGTATATGTTGACTAAACAACCTAAAATTAGTAAATTAAAAGTCAACAATTACTATGAGTTGTAAAAAAATATATTACTACGAATTTTCTGCAACTTTAGAAGAAGAATTTGATTCTGTTGAGAAAGCAGCAGATCAAAGGAATGCTAGTGAAAAGGCAGTTGTTAAAGAGATAACTAATAAAAGCCTTCAGCATTCTATAATTAAAAAGGAGGATAAAGATGATAGGAAATAATGAGCTTCCTGTAATCGAAAATCAAATGGATGATTTGCATAGAAAGATTAAATCATCTGTTCGTAATGGAAATCTATGCGTTCATATACTTAAAGATATGAGGTTGTATAGAAATCTATTTAAAGAAGCTGTAAAAATACAAGACAGACAAGCTAAATATTTATACGAATAATTAGTATTGTCAGACATAAACTTTAATAGAAAGGAAGGCTATTCATGTCTGCAAAAAAGAAAGACCCCAATAAAATAAAACTTGATAAGCATATTGGTATCAAATTAAGAAACAAAAGAGTAGAAAGAAAATTAAATCAAACAAAAGTTGCGAATGTATTAAACTGTACCTTTCAGCAAATTCAAAAATTTGAGAAAGGCAGTAATGGTTTAAGTGCTTTTTATCTGGGTAAGTTGGCTAAATTTTTTAAAGTACCAGTATCATATTTCTTTGATGGATTTAGTTATGAAACATTTGAAAGTAGCATAACTTACCATGACAGATTTCCAGAGATACATAGAGGTAATCAGGTCAAGAATGAAAACTTATATCCTAATCCCAACTCTATGAGTAGTTTAGGTAATAAGATGAAAGATGTTTTCTTGCTTGAAGAAACATTAAACAAAGAAGAAATAATATAACAATCATGTCATTGGGTCAGTCAAATAAAAAGTTTGATTGGCTCAATGATTTAACAATTAGAGATAAAGATACATCAAGATTAGATGAACTAGCAAATCTTTATAATAAAACTAAAGATAAAAAATATTCTAAAGAGTGGTATGTGTTAGTTCAAAAAATTACTAAACAACTTAATTCTTAACTTCATTTTCATAAGTCTTATCATCATCAGCTTTACGCATACATTCATAATGAGCTTTACCTTTGGGATAGAAAGCAACAAAGCTATCTTGGTTGGTCATGTCTTGACCACAATATTTACACTTTCCTATGTCTATGATTATTACTTTTGGTTTCTTCCAGACTTTCTTATGTTTTGGCATAGTTAGGTCTTTTGCCTTTTCTGGATTTTCTTTCAGCTTTCTTTTTTCTTGAAACAGCAGAGGCTCTTTGACTTGCAGACATTGATCTAGCTTTTGCTAGTGGTACACACTTTGGATAATTTTTTCTTTTCTCTCCTTTTGATCTACCACATGGAGGAAAGCCACCACCTTTTTTACGATTGGCAATGTCCACCCATTTTTCTGATGTCCACTTTCTTAAACTCATCTTTTTCTTTTAGTTTTCTTTTTACCAACTTTACCTTTGCAATACTTACTTGCCCACATATTTGCATAAGCAGATGGATATACTTTAAATTTTCGCTTCGCTGCAGCTTTACCAGCAGCACATAATTTAGCCATTATCTAACTCCTTTACAATTTTTAATTTTTCTTCAGCAGTTGCAATCTTTTCTACTAACTTATCTACTTCATCTATGTGTTGTGGGTGTTCTCCAATACCAACACTATTGTTAAAATATATTTTTATTGTTGCTTCAGCTTCACAAATTTGAGCTTCATATCTTTTCTCTAATGCTTTTAAGATATGTTGCTTCATGCACTATGTCTTTTTTGTACCATAAATTTAGCTGTCTTGACAGCACCTTTGTGTGGCTTGTATGCACCTTTCATAAGTTTATATGAACTACCTTTTTTCATCCAATGAAATCCTTTAGGTGCTTTTACAGATTTTTTCATCATACTTTTTTCTTTTTCTTTTTTCTTTTTTTCATAGCTTTAAAATCTGCACCTGTAATTTTATTTCTAGGTGGTGCAACTCTTGCTAATTTTTTTTGCTTTGCACTATATTTACTAAATGGCATAATTTTTTAACCCTCCAACATTCCCATCTAACTAGTAGATACTCCTGATAATTAATATTTGTTTTTCATTTTTTTGCTTTTCTTCTTCTTTTTCTTTTTATCTTTTTTTTTCTTCATATACATAGTTATCTCCTTTTATTTTTACGACCCATATACCAATCGCCAGGTTCATAGTTCCATCTTTTACCATGATGACCTCTTAAATCAGCATACAGCATTCTAGCTCTCACTATTAATTTTATAATTGACCTTACCATTTTTTGCAAGACCAATATCTAGCACTAAATACATCCTTTGCAGTAGCACACTTGTGTCTTGCTCTAAATGATTTTCTTCTAGCAGGATTAGATTTTTTAATAGTCATATTAGCATCACCATATCTGATAATCTTTTCTCTACCACCTTTACAGGCTTTGACTACAAATTTTTTACCACCCTGTACTTGTCGTCTAGGTGAATTACATTTCATTTTTGATTTATCTATTGCCATTAATCTATTTTATCAACTCCATCAAAGTATTTATAATCAAATTCTACAACTCTGCAATCATGTTTTTTACGCATGGACTTTTGTTTGTCTGCAAATTCAATAGCTTTATCTTCAGATTGAAAGATTGTATTAGTGAACATCTTATATTTATCATCTTGTTTCCATACCACACAATAAATCATGCTTTTACTTTTGGTTTAGGTGGAGGTACTACTACTTCCTGACAACCAAACTTTGAATATATTTGAAATTGATTTGTTTCTTGTCTGCCTATTTCTTTAGTTTTATCTAATGATTTTTGGTAACCATCTAATAAACAATCATAATAACTATCATATACTTTTGGAAAAGTATGTGGGTCTAAACAAGTGTTGGCTATGGTACTGCACATAACTATTGTTAGCATTATTTTCATTTATCATCCTTCTTATCCTCCAACTTTTTGATCTTATCATTAGCATCTTCAAGGTCTTTGGTTAAATGTTCTAATTTTTGCAAACATCTTTTGTTTGCTGAATCTTTAGATTTACCAGCATCCTGTAATTCTGCAACCTCTTGTTTCAGAATACGAACCTGATCTTTATATTCGTTTATTAAATCTATATTATCAGACATTATTTTTTTTTAAAAGTAGAAACACCTTTGATACCTAGAATTGTAGAAAATGCACCGACTACAAGAGCTTGATAAAACATTGGAAGATTTGCAAACTTGTCAAAAAATATATCTATCTTTGCTTGTATATCTGGATCATCACTAAACACAGACCAAGCTAATAAAAGCAGAGGAATTGAGATCAGCACCAAACAAAATTCGTCTTTCCAATCATTTCTATGTGAATCAATAACAGCTTTTTTAAATTCAACCTCACCATTTGCCATTCGTTCAGCCAATTTTAATTCAGCTACTGACTCTAATTCTTTAGTCTTTCTTCTATTGGAAGCAATAGACATACCAGTTTTAATCATGCCTGGAACTAATTTAGATGCTATACTTAACCACATTATGACTTTGCACTCCTCATTTTTCCAGCTAATTTACCTGCTCTAGCTGGTGTTTGTTTTGCCCAAAGTGAGTCTAGCATTTGGAATGATGCCTCACCATAATCTTCTCTATCTAAAGCAGACCACATATTTTTAAATTTAGATACACCCCCTTCGCCTATCTGATAAACCATATTAACAATTACTTCTTTAGCAATATAATTAATATTTCTTTCACCTATCAGTCTTTCAGCAGCTTGTAGTGTTCTATTAAAGTCTTGTTCAAATACTCTTTCACCTTCTTCTTTAGTGTATTCTATATCACTTTCGTAATCATCATCAGGTGTTATCTTGTGTCCATAAAAGATAGTATCAAATCCTTCTGAACATTTATAAATCTTTGGAACATAACCTTCACATAATTTAATTTCTTCTTTTAGTTCTTCGTACATTTTTTCTCTCCAAGTTTGTTGTTAATCTTATTCTCCATCTCCAAACAAGACCATATAATCTTCTGCATAAACATTCTAATATTATCACAAATCTTTCCATAATTACACCTCATAAAATCCTTAATGTTTGCAGTTATCACAAGCACAAAGATCGCCATCATACCAATGTGTATGTAATTCTTCTTTACAATGGCAGTTGCATTTACAATCTTTGCATTTCTTTTTTCTTTTCTTTTTTGGTGGGAAAAATACTTTATCTAATTTTTCTGACCAAGTATCAAAGAAACCTAAAATTTTGTATATATATTTATCCATTATTCTAATATTAATTTTTTAATTGATTTACTACCATCTATATTATTTTCTAATTCTGCTTTTGATTTAATACATTGGTAAGAAACATTATTGTCTATTGATCTTGAGGCTACTCTTTTACCCTTTAAACATTCACTCATAGACACTTGTATTCTATGTTCTTTAATTTCATTATTTACTATCATTAATAAAGCTACAACTGTTTCAATCATAATACTTTACCTTTGTTCTGACCTTGTTTGATAACATATTTTTGTGTACCATGTTTGCCAGTTTCTACTTCTTTTTTTAAATTTTTTACAAAGTTCATTTGCTTTGTTTTTCTTTCCATATCACTAATGTACTCAACTATTTTTCTAGTAACTCTTTCCATTTGCTCTAACCTTATCTTTTAAATCTTCAATATCACTTAATGCTTTTTCTAATTGATCTCTTAAAAATTCTATATTAACTTTGTTAGTCATATTCATTTCTTGAGTTTCTTCCATTTTTTCTACAGACTTATAAAGATCCTCTAATAAAAAATGTTGCTCTTGATCTACAGGCACTTGTTCTGATTTTTTAAGCAAATCATTTTCAAACAATTCTCTTGAAGTTTCTAAAGATACTAATCTTGAAGTTAGCTCTGTGTATGCAAATACACCCATAGCTACTAGAATAATTAAACTAACAACTGTTTTCATTGGCATTTGCACAGCAGCCGATTCAGATATGTTAAGTGGTTTATTTTTCATAATCTACCATTATTAATTTTATACCTAATTTTTTTTGTTCTTTTGTAGGACTTCTACATATTCTGTAAGAACCTTTAGGTTTGTTTTTTAAACTTTTACCTTTGTTTGTTTTTCTATAGGTATTTGTTTTTATGTCTAGCAGTTGTATTCTACCATCTTTATCTACTATAACAATATCAAATGGACAGGCAGGATCACAACTTTTTGCTACATAAAATCCTTGTTTTGTTAGACTTGCTATAGCTTCATATTCACCCACCACACCTTTAATAGATGTTTTCTTTTGTCTTGCAGAAATATCTATTTGATTAGACTTAAGACTAGATTGACTAGACTTGATATGCTTAATGCAGCTACGAACCATAATATCTTATATATGTTATTTATTTTTTCATCCATGTGAGCTAGATGATTGTTCTTAATGGTATCAATCTTTTGATGTATTAATTTTAATTCACCTTGTAATTTGATTATATCTTGAGAATTTTTTTGAGATTGTGTTGGCATTTTAATCTTTATCTGTAAAAATATAACCACCTAATTTTGTAAGAATTATAGCTGTTCTTTCATCTTCAGGTTTTAGTTTTTGTAATTCTGTAAGTTCTTTTAAACTTGCAGGATTTAGTAAAGCATTAGCTAACACTCTTTCTGCTGATTTTTTGTAAAATCTTCTGACAGCAGTTAATGCTCTACCTAAAGGGGTAAATTGACCAACTTTTGCTCTAATTATATCTGTATATATAGATCCATATAAACCTTCTGATGCTCTTGCAGGAGCTTTTCTTGATGCTATTTTTAATGCTTTGTTTAAAATATCTAAATTTTTTGTGAACTCTGAATTAAATATAATTCCTAAAGAATTTCTATATCCTCTCTCTCCCCCAGCACCATTTATGTAGTTATCTAATGCTTTTGAATTTAAAGATTTAAAACCAAGTTTATCTACATCTTTCATAATTTTTTCATTCATATCTGTTAAAACATTTCTTTGAAATGCTTTATAAACTTCAGGATCATTTTTTAAAATATTTTTAAGTTTTGATATTTCACCAATGTTGTTTGGTTTATATATTTTATTTATTAATTCTTGTGGTGAAGCATTAATTAATTTACCTTCAAAAGATTTATTAAGATCATCAATAGTTTTTTTTCTTAATTTTTCTAAATCTTCTGTATATTTAGTCAATCCACCTATTCTACTTATTTTTGTATATTCTTGTGGTGTAAAAAATACTTTAAGAGGACTTTCATAAGCATTTATAAAAGCATTATGTCTTTTTAAATTTGGTTTTCCATCTACAAATACTTTGTCTTTATAAAATTTAAATATTGAATCTTTGTATGCTTTTAGTGCATCAGGAGATTCTTTAATAACATTCATAACATCTTGTGCAGTTTTACCTGAACCAATTCCAGTTTTAAATGTTTGTGCAAAAATATCCTCATTAGCAACTTTTAATACTTTATTTGAATCTATTGCTGTTAATTCTGAAATAATTTTATTATTTAATAATTGTTTATTGGTAATTACTAAATTATTAAATTTTTCTAATTCAGTTAAATAATCTGTACCTGCATCTTTTTTTATTTGTTCGTTGAATGCTTTTTTTAAAAATTTAAGTGTACCCACTTCAACTGATTCACCAGTAACACTTCCTATTTCTGCGTCTCTTATTTTTGTAGATAAACTTGATAAAGTTTCTCTTACATCATTTAATGCAACTTTAGAACCTTGTGTTTGTAAATCTTCAAAAACTTTAGGTTTAAAAACTCCCTCAACTCCTTTAACATCTAATAAATTTTTTCTTTCTTTTTCTGATAATGTTTTTAGTGCTTTTGCTATTACATCTGTATTAATTAAATTTACATCAGCAGCTTTATCTAATGCTTTTGCAGCTTGATCTACATTTACTTTATATGTTTTACCAAGATCATCTATTATTGATCTTACTTCTGCACCTGTTACTTTAATATTACCATCAGGTAATTTAAATATAGACTTTTCTAATAAATTTTCAGCTTGTTCTTGTTTTTTAATTAAATTTTGAATTTGTGGTTGATTTCTTTTATTTACTACATTTTGTATTAATATTCCTGTATCAAATTCTGAAATAGGTTTTGTAGAAGAAGATGTATTAAATCCTGATTTAAGTACACCAAAATATTCATTTAATGATTTAGCTTGATCTCTATTAAAACTTCTAAACTCATCTAAAAAACCAAGTCTTTTTGTATTTTCAAATGCTTCTTGTGTAGCTAATAAATCAGCATCATCTGTTGCTTGTGCTAAAGTATATTTTAATTTTGTATTTATTTTGGCTTTATCCAAAGTGTCATTAACAGCTTTGGCAATTTCATCTGCATTACCATTGTCATTTAAAAGTTTTACATCTGATTCTTTTATAAATCTTCCTTTAATAATATTATTTACACCTTTAATTAAATTTGCAGTAGCAGCTCCACCAATAGTAAAAGCAGCAGAAACTCCAGCAGCTTTAAGTGCTGAATTAAATAATTCTTCATCAGTTAAATTTTTATTAATTCCATATAAACTTTGACCTAATTTTAATCTTGCATATTCACCTGCTCCAGCAGATACTGCACCAAGTGCTGTACCACCTACTATACCACCATATTTATAACCAACAATAGTTCCAACAATATCAGGAACTATAACCATAGCGTCACCACCTATATCAGCAAAATCTCCTAAATCTGGAGCTGTACTATCTACTAAAGCATATTGATTTTTTTCAGGATTAAAATATTCAAGCTGACCTGTTCTACCTTTTCTTACATCAATGTCTTGATTATATAATTTAGATAAACTATTTTTTATTGCTAAAATACTTTGTGTTTCATCATAACCTAAAGTTGCTCCAAATCTTGCTTTACTTGTGGCTGGATCATTAGTTAATACATTTGCTTCTTTAGCAATTTCAAAAACAGTTGGTTTAAATGGTAATGCAGTTTCTTCAAATTCAAAATTACTACCAAATTCATCATCAGGAAATATAATTTGTTCTGTAAGTCTTTTAGATGCAATATTAGGAAACATTTTTTGATAAAATTCAGACTCATCTATTTTACCTTGATAGTATTTTCCATAAATTTTATCAGCTAATTCTATGTCGGAAAGATCATTATAAGAATCTGGGTATTTTTTTCTAATTTCTGATATTGATGTTGCCATTTATTCTCCTAATCTAATATTTTAAATGGATCAATAACATCTGTCTCATCTTTTTTTTTCTTTTTATCTGAACCATCAAATTCAGGCATATCATTACCTGTTAATATTTTATAAGAATTTTGTGCGTTTGTATTTCTTAAATTTATTGCATTTTGCATAATCTCTATTGTTCTTTCAGGATTTGCACCAAAGCCAAATTCTTTCATTTTTAAAGCAATATCTCTATCAGTAAATCTACCACCTGGTTCATCAATTCTTGCAACTAAATAAGCAAGATTTATTGCAGCAGATTTAATTTTTCCATAATTAGCTGCTTCTTTAGATATTTTAAAATCATCTGTCATAATTGCATCTATTGCACCACTACCTGTATCTTCATAATTTTGTGCAAATCCAAAACTATCAGCAGCTTGTTTTGCTTGAGAACCAAAACTATCTAAAAATTCAATAGTTTCTCCAACAAAACCAGTTTTTGAACCTTTTAAATTTTTAAATAAATTATTAGCAACATTATTCATAGCTTGTGCTGTACTAAAAATTTCATTAGCAGTATCAATATTTTTTTGATCTCCACCTGTTCCACCAGCACCATAGCTTTCTTCTATTTTTAATCCACCACCAGGCATTTGAACTATATTTTTTGTAGGCAAAGCTGGAACTAATGTTCCTCCACTTGCTTGTATTTCTGCATCAGATGCAAATTGAACTTTTTTTGTTTTTGTATTATATGCTTGTTTTTGTGTTTTAGCTGTTGGAGTTAATAATTTTTTAGCTTGAGCTGACTGAACAAATGCAGGAAAAGCACCTGCTAATGGGTCTTTACCTTTTAAACCTTGACCATATAATGCAGCACCTAATAAAGCACCTTCAGGTATATTGCTTAATAATCCACCTTTTTGATTATTCATTTGATTAAAATTTTGTTGAAGTATTCCATCACCCATTTCTCCACCTGTACCAATTAATCCTTGAGTTTGTTGATTAGTAGCAAGTAAATCACCAGTATCTATTGAAGTCATACCTGCTGGTGTTCCATAAAGGTATCTTTTTAAATTATTTAATAATGACATTATATTAATCCTTTTAAATTTAAGTTTAATAGGTTTGGTTGTGCAACATATCCATACTGATCTTCTACAGATTTTAAGTTTAGTATGTT